ATGAGCGTGAACAAATAGAGGACGAGTGGTCAATGTGTGTTCAGTCTGATCTTGAGCATGGCGTGAAATCGCTCAACGAACAAGCGGCAAAAGACTGGTTTAAGAACTATCCTGAAATTGCAAAGTTTGGCGCATGGTTGTCAGCAAGGGGGAACACATGAAAACCACGATAGACATGGCCCGTGAAGCTGGTGAAAGCATCGACAAAAATTGGCTTGAGCGCTTTGCCGCCCTTGTCCGAGCTGATGAGCGTGAGCAGTCTTTACGACGAGAGAAGTTTATTGCAGAAAGATGGGCGATTGAATGCGCGTCTCAAGTGGAAATTGAAAGAGAGGCTTGTGCTGAGTTGGTCTATAACTCGCCGCCATCTGATGAATACGAAAGCCCATTGAAGGCTGTTTATGACGCCATCCGAAACAGGGGGAACACATGAACTGCTGCAACGACTACGGCGACTGCAACCAGGGCCGGGACTGCCCTGTGCGTGTGGCCAAGGTAGGCAAACGCATGCACGGGCCTGAGCCGCTTAAAAGCAGCGTCTGGCGGTACTGGGTTAGGCGAGCCGCTTATTGGCTGCTGATGGCCGTTCTGGGGCTTACTGTGTGGCCTGTGCTGATTTACTTGGTGCTGCGCTTATCGTAGAGAGACCAAGCGACACCGGCCAGCGTGGTAACAGCGCCGACAACAGCGTCAAGCGTTGTTCCGCTAATGCCAAACGAGACAAGGAAACCGCCGCCAACTGTTGTCATGAGGTGACGAACGATGGCTTGGATAATGGTTGCATTCATGGGTAGTCCTTTCGATTGAGTTCAAAATGTGGGCCATCTTTGAAGGTGCGCCAATCGCCGCCCCACACGATAGCCACGCCGAGCTGCCTGGCTGCTTCTTTCATGGCTGCTGCGATCTTGTAGTACAGCGGCCAGTCCCAGCGAACTTCGTCATCAACCCAAGCGCCGAGATCCACGGCATGGCCTGTGATGTGGCGTGAGTTGAGTGTCTGGCTTGCTCCTGCCTCCATAAGCGTTTTCTGGCGCTCTGGTGTGCGTAGACCTTCCAGAACGGTGAAGTCAACCGTGCTGATCTCGATGGCACGCTCGACGACTTTCACCAGGTCTGGATGCAGGCCTTTGAGCCGCTGCTTAGAGCGTATGCCGAGCTTGTACATGGTTATCTCTTGAGCCAGCTGAGGGCAAAGCCTACGCCGCTGGAGATGAATGACACGAAGGCCATGCCCGCCCAAAACCCGCCGCGCCCTTGGTTGGCCATGGCCACGAGCTTCTCGACGTTGTTTTCCATCTTGTCCATCTTGGCGCTCATCTCGTCGAACCTGCGCTCGTAGTTTTGCACGCGCTCCCAGAGCACTCCGTATTTCACTGGGTCAATGCTGACGGGTTCCATCTTCTGCCTTTCGTGCTTCGATCTCCATCGGGTTGTTCCAGTACCCATGCCGAAGCGTGTTTAGAAAATATCTGATGTAAAAGCCGACAAACCCCATGCGCTGGTATTGCTGCCAGTGGGCTTCTTCATGCAGTCGCAAGCGCTGGTCGTCGATGCGCTCGGACAAGATGAAGATGCCAAAGGGTGGAAGCGTGATGCCAGCAAAGCCGGTTGCACGCAAATACCACCGCACAAGGGCTGGAGCTGGCCGGATCAAATGCCTTGTCCTGGCGTGACGTAGATGGTGGTCGCGCCAGAAGCCAGACCGCTGAAGAAGGTGTCCTTGTTGAAGCGCAGGATCTCGACAGCGCCTGGAACCAACACGATGGCATCCGAAGGCGTACCAGCGACTGGAGCCACCGAAGCAGCCTGCGCCAGTGCAGCTGTTGGGCCAGTGCCCAAGAACACTGTGGTCGTGCCGTTGTTGATGAAACGGTATTGGCCTGCGTTCTGAGGGTTGAACTTCTCGTAGACCGGAGCTTGCACGCCTGTGGGGGCAGTACCGGCAGCGGCCACGGCAATGGTCTTACCAAGAGGCGTGAAAGCGATTTGCGAGTTGGTGGACATGATGTCTCCTGTGGTTAAACGCCGAGATTACCGGCTGCGATGAAGGTGTTGGCAACAGGCGCAATCAAACTTATCACTGCGTACTGGCCCATTGTGCTGAACAGGCTGGCGTAAGACACCAGCGTTTGACCACCTGCGGCCACGGTGACTTTACCCGTACCGCCCTGGATGATAGTGACGTTGAAGCCTGCACCCAGACCAGCCGCACAGGTGATAGTCACCGCACTGCTGGAGGTGCAGTAAATAATCTTACCGTTGTCGGTGGCGGATAATGTGCGCGTTGCCCCGGATTCTGTGATGATTCCGCTTGGTGTCAGAATGAATGCGCCAGCAATGCCTGGCTGAGGTGCGGTTTTAAGCATGGTTTAATTCCTTCATGAAATTGCAGTGCGCGATTTTTGCGCCAAATAGTATTGTGCAATCTGACGTTGCTGCGTTGTGGTTGCGCCTTTAACATACACGCCACCAAAAAACTTACCGTTGAGAAATAGTTGATTGGTGAACGTGAAGTAGCAGAACAAGCGTTTATTGGCATTGGACAAATTCAAACTGCCAAGAGTGTTTGTCGATAATGCCAAAGATGTGCCATTCCTAAACAAAGTTGTGCGTGTTGCGCTTACTATCTGCTTTGCAGCAGAAACCGAACTAGATACAAGATTTCCAGATCCTGTGGCATCTGATCCGCTTAATTGAATACCACTTGTGCTGCTATGTCGAAAAGCCATTCCTGTATACGACGTACTGATGCCAGCGCCAAACGCTAAAAATGGCACCACAGATGCAGACGATTCAAACGCATATACGCCAAGGAATTCACCAGTTTCAGGTGCATTAGCCGTGTGAGTCATAAAATGACTACTTGCCGCGGTACACTGAAGCCAAGAAGTTACGCCGTCTGTCTTGTAAACAGGGCGATTACCTGCTGTAACTTGAGTTGCGTGAAATCCATTTCCAGATTTGTCGAGCATCAACCCAACAGGATCGCCATCTGCTGTAACGGGGGTTGTTCCAGCAGAATCCTGAAATAATGTAGACAGGTCGCTTGGGTCGTACCAAACACCATCAACCGCACCGGTGAAGATGCTGGATGGCGTGATGTACAACGGAGATTGTGCCGTTGGCAAATACGATGCTGTAATCACAAGTTGCCCTCCGATTCCCAAGTACCGGGTGCTCCTGCTACGGTGCAAGTCCATGCTTTTGGTGAGCCCACTGCTGGCGTGCTGTTTACAGAACGATCACCGACCGCCCAAGTACCTAATGTCGGCGATGCTGTGGTTTGCCACACAAAGTTATCACCCTGCCGAGTAACTATGCGGCCAGCAGGAGCACCGCCTAAAGCAGAAGCAGACTGTGTGGTGACGTTGATAAAGCGGTTGTCAACCAAAGGAACTGTCTGAACATTAGATGTTGCCCCAAGCGCAAAACCAGAATTGCAATCTCGGATCACATTGCCTTCAAATTGAACATCGGACATTCTGCCGCCTGTCCAATAGTTAGCCCCGTGCACACCGTAATAGAAGTTGCTGATGTTGTTGCCAATAATTTGGATGTAATCATTTGCTCCGGTACGTCTAATACCTGCATTAAGAACATTATTTGTAGTGTTATCGTCACCACGTATCACATTATTTTTAACCAATGTGTAAAGCGTGCTGGCTTGAGTGACGAGGTTTATGCCTGCACTTAATGTGCCCGTGGTTCTAGTGATGACGTTATTTGTAATGGTGTGACCACCCGTTGTTGCAATACCTGCGGTAGGTGTCCAGTAAATATCTGAGTTAGCGCAACCAGTAATACTGTTGCCATCCACAATCACATAAGCGGCCTGTAATTTCAAAACAATGCCGTAACCAGCAGACCCAATGATCTTGTTTCCACGAATTTCACTTGGAATATCTACTGCAGAGGAGCTTGTTACTGTAATGGCACCAGTATCAAGTGTAACTGTGTTTTGGTAGTTAGTGATTGTGTTACCAATTACCAGTTCGTAACCCGATTGTAAGATAAGAATACCACCGCTTAAAGAGTTGCCAATTTCATACCCGTTTAAATCGCAAAGATTGTTACTAATTACAACACCACCAGAGGAGGTGCCTTGTTTGTAGATGCCTGTCCAGCGCGTGTTACGGCAGATGTTCCCGTCAATGACGGTGCGTGGGCCAGACACTGAGCTGTTGTTGTACCCGCACAAAATACCTGTCCGTCGAACGCCGCCATTGGCAACCAACGACCACGTTCCTGTCTCTGTGCATGTGGCAGGATCAAGCGTTACAACAATGTTGTTGGAAATGATTATGTCGCCATCATAACCAAGTGCATCAACAAAGATGCCTTGGCTGTTGTTTGACAGGCAGTGGTTGCCTTCAATGATGTGGCGCTCAGAAGACCCAAACGAATACAACAGAATGTCAGAGGCAGATGCCGCAGGGCCAGCGACTGGAGCATCCCATCGACCGTTGTAAATACGGTTTCCACGAATCTGGCTGTTTTTGACGCCTCGGATGTGGACGCCGCAGCCACCAAGGTTGCTTGACTCAAGGAAACAGCTTTCAACAGTCACGTTGTTGACGTTGACTGCATAAATGCAGTTGACAAAATCAGTGTTGTCGCCGTCAGCGATTTTGAGCCGCAGGTTCTGAAACGTGTTGCAGTCACCGGCAATAAACACATCCTTGTTCAACGTAACCTGTTGGATGAACGAACCCCAACCATCACCAAAGACGGTAACACCGTCAGGTACGGTGAACTCGTTATCCACTTGGTATGCGGTAGCCACGCCGGGAACGTACACAGCGCATTTAATCGTGCCAGCGTAAGCCAACGCAGCCGCAATCGCTGTCGTGTTGGCGGTAGCGGATGCGGCAGGATCTGCACCGAAATCCTTGATGCTGACGCTTTCTCGGAGTTTTGTCTCAACTGTTTGTTGAACTGCGCCAGCGCCAGCTTGGGTAAATGTCACTAAGTTGCTGCTGATGCGCTCTGTGGCTTCTGGTGCGCTGTAGACCAAACTGCCCTTGCTGTCCTGCACTCGGATGCTGTAGTCGCTGTTGACGTACAAGCGTGCAGGAGTGCCGCTGCGTGATGGGTAGCCGTTGAGCGTGCGGATGGGCTGGCCTGCTGGGATGGTCAAAGCCGCGTCCCAGTAGACGTTGATGGGGTTGCCTTGGGGGTCGAGGTTGGACGAGCCAATCCAGATGTAACCGTTCTCCAAGGGCAAGCCGTCCGTCTCGGTGAAGATCGGGAAGGTTGGCTGGATGCTGAGTGCGGACATTTACTGGTTCTCCTGGATGGTGGATTGTCGCTCAAGGCTGCACGGGTGGCAATGCGTTGAGGGCTTCATTTCAAAAGTCTGCCTTTGGCGAATTTGGCTTTTTCTGAGCACGCAAAGATTTTTCAATTGCTCGCTCAATGGCTTTTTGCTGACGTACATCGATGATTTTTTTGGCTGCTGATGCTCCTGCAAGCGCTCCTCCTGCTGCACCTGCTGGGCCGCCGGTCATCGCGCCAATGCCTGCACCAGCAAGACCGCCAGCTGCGCTGATGGCTTTCTTGGACAACTCGGTCTGCAAGTTCAATGCTGTGGTCGCAGTGCCGCTTGGATTGGGATCAAAAGGGCGAAGGATGCGAGCACCGACACGCAACGTGTCCAAGCGATTGGCGAGATCGTCACCAAGTAGTTGTTGGGTCTTGCCGCGATAGGGGGCCATTTGGCGACTTAGGGTGTCGTCAGTCCCTTTCCAAACGACTGCACCACCCAATGCGGCCTCGGTCGGGTCGATGTTCTTGGAGATCATCTTTTCAACCAGGTGGGCGCGGACTTCGGCCAGGGCTTGCTTGCCAAGTGCTTGGAGTTCCGGTGTTGGTAGTGTCTCAAGCGTGCGAATGATGTTGTTGAATTGCGCCGTGTTTTTGGCTGCGTAGTTGACCAGCTTATCGGGCAACACATCCAAGGCGACAGCGCGGTTTACGCCCTCTGGCCCACTGATGTCAAGGATTTGAGCCAGCCCTTTGGGGTCTTCAAAAATCTCGCGGTATTGCGTGCGCTTGGCGCGTGCGTCCTTGTAAACGTCTGAAGGTAAAACAGACAAAACGTCCTGGTCAATGGCATCCTTCACGCCAGCCACTGCGTTTTTCGTTTGCGGCTTGGTTGGATCAAACAGGCGGTTTGCTTCTTGCCTGATGCGCTCTGCTGTGGGCGCGTCAATGTCAGTGAGTTTGCCGTCTTTGTCCATGACGCCAAGCCTGACAAGTTCGTTTCGCATGTCACGGGCAACGCTGCGCCCATCGCCTTTGAAGTTGGCTGGTTCGTTTAGATACGATTTGAGGCCATCCAAACGAATGCCGCCTTGACCCGCTGCCGCTTCGTTGGCTTGCTTGTACAGGCTGCTGATTTGCTCGTTGTACCAGTTTTGGTAGCCCTCAAGCGGAGCGCTGATGGCCTCTCCCCTGGCAAGTGGAGTTGCACCCGCTGTGCCCCCTGTGTCGCGCTGAATGGCCGCGGCGTATTCTGCGAGGCGCTGAGACTCAAGGTCAAGCTGTTGGCGCATGGGTTCTGCGCCCTCCAGCTTGCTGAGCATGATTTCAGTTTGGATTTGATTTTTGTCGCCAGTGCGTGCGCCAAGTCTGCGCGACTCGGTCGGGATACCGATGGCATCTAAAACCAAGTCGCGCTTTCCTGTTGCCACGGCATCAAGTGGTGAGGCAGAAGGCCTAGCACGAACACTTGCGTCGGCCAATATTTCGACTGGCGCAGACTTCATGGACATTGCCGGAATCGTAGTCTCCAATGGAGCCGCCGCAGCAGGCGAGACCATTTCTCGGACGGCTGTCTGTGCGGCTTGCATTGGCCTGGCAATGGCCTGACCTGTTGCAGTGGCCGTCTGCTGCAAGGCCGTAAGACCTCGCTGCGCTGCTGGCACGGCAATTTGCGCCAATGCACCTGCTGTTGGTGCTGCTGTCTGTGCGGCTTGCACAAGAGCGTTAGGAGCTGCGATTGTTGGCAAAACAGGTGGCAGGGCTTGCAATAATTGACCAACCGCCTGGGTTTGTTGTTGTCCTTCTTGCGTGCTTGGCTGAAATGGCCTTGAGTAGACCTCTGCTCTTTTTGCAGCCGATTGCTCGACCGCACGCATGGCTTCTGGTGTGCCAAACTGACCAGAGAGTATTTGTTGCGCCAGGCCTGTGCCAGTGCCTTCAATAGCGCCAAGCGTCCCAGCAATCCCGCCTGGGATCAATGCTACGGCTGTTTCTAGGCCGCCGAGTGCTGTTCTGCCTGCTCCAATGAGTTGATCCATCACGCCAGGCTGCTGTGGTGCTGGTGCGTTCTGCTGCTGGAAGGTGGCCGTTGTTTCACGCTCTTTGGCCAGCTGGTAGGCCTGAGCCACGGTGTCGAACTCAGGTGATCCACGCTTGCTGGCGTTTTAAACAATCCAGGCTGCGTATTCTTGTGCTGTTGCCATTTAGCGGCCTCCGCGAATAATTGCGTCGGCTTGCGCCTCAATGCTTGATGTTGCCGCCATGGGACGAGGATTTGCATCCGTTGGTATTTGCTGGACCATCGAGCTTTGTGCTGGTGTGGTAAATTTCTTCACGACATCTTTAGTGACACGGGCCGTAAAGTCTGCGTAAGTTTCTCCAGGCTTGACTGCGTAATCTCCAGCGAGGAATGTGCCACTGGCGCGACCAAGTTGGCCTTTGTTCTGGCTAAGCCAATCAGTCTTTGCATTGTCCAATGCAGCAGCAATTGCTTGCTCCTTTGCCATGCCTCGCATAAATTGCGCCATGATTTGCGGGTTGGCGTTTGCTTTTGGAATACCCTGTAATGCCGTATTCAAGTCAGCATCGGAAAAGCCGCCAGTTGCGCCAGCTGCTTTGTAGGCTTTGATGCCTGCACTATTGGCAAGCCTGGTGTACTCGTTTTGAATGGCAGTGCGAAAGTCTTGATTTCCAAATTGGGATTTAGACCACTCGCCCAAATTGTTTAGTGCACCCCAAGAATTTCCGAGGCTGTCAAGTTGCTTAGCCATCTCTGTGTATTGCGATGAGGCCTGCTGTGCCGTAGACGCATTGACCGCAGATTCATTGACTAGCTTTTGGGCAGATTCTGGCAATGAGGTCAAACGACTCTGGATGCTTGATAACTTATCGGCAACCTCTGCTTGTGTTCTTTGAGCATCCAACTTTAGCTGAGCAGCACGGTTATTGATCTGGCTTTGCAAGTTTTTGACGTTCCAGTTTTTCTCGGTCAGTCCCGCCTGCTGCAAACGCTCTGAAAATAGAGCTTCAGTCGCTTTGATTTCTGCTTCAGATTTGGCTTTCTTTGCTTCTTCCTGCGCTTGGGTCAACTTTGATGGGGCCAATGCTTCTTCCCGTGCCGTCTCCATTCCTTTGGAGAAAGTCTCAAACATCTCTTTTGCACCTGGGATTCCTGCGGTCCGTGCCACCAAAGACTGGAAAACAACTGCTTTGCCCTGCTTGGGGTCTGCTGCTGCTTCGGCCAAACGCTCGAACAAAGCTGCATCCTCCATATCTCCGCTGTTGCGTGCTGCCAATGCGTCTTGCTTGAGCTTGTTGATGCCGATTTCCGGGTTGAGCTGCAATGCGGACAGGGTCTGCCCTGTTGATTTCAAAATGCCCTGCTGCTTCTCTTTGCTGATGCCTTCCATGAATGGCAAAAAAGCCTTGGATTGCTCTGGGGTTAGCAATGAGGCGTAGCGTGCAGCGTCGCGCATGGTGGGGTTCGGATTCGTAAAGAATCGAGCCTGCTCCTGCATGGCTAGTTGCTGTTTCTGTTGTTGCAGTTGTTGCTGACGGGCAAGTTCGGCACGTTTGGCGTCAGCATTCAAAATCGCGTCAACTGATGCGTATCCCTTGAGTGATGCAGCAAATGGATCTGCGACTTGTGCGAGGTAGTTGATGGGTTCCATGTCTTAAAACTCCAGTGATCCCATGAATTCGCCTGATATTGGGTTGACTTGTCCGCCGCCTTGGAAGCCTGAGCCTCCAAAACCGCCGCCAAACAATTGACCAAAACCACCAGCCCGTTGGATTCCTCCAAATGCTTCGCCGATGCCCTTGGTAAGTGCGCTTTGTTGGCCGAGGATTCCGCCAGCCTGGGCTTGGCCTTGTCTGCCAAGCAAGGTTGCGATGTTGGTTCCTGTGGACATGCCAGCATTGCCGACACCGGCTGCTGCGTTCTGTCCGATGGATGAAAGACCACCAAGGCGCTCGTATTGCTGATTGATGAGGCTAGAGAGCAGCGCTGGACGGAACTGGGCCAATGCGCCTTGCACGTTGCCACCACGCAGACCGCCAGTGGCAGATGCGTTCTGGAGGATGGCGTTTTCGCCTTGCTGTTGCAGGGCTTGAAACTGTGGGCTGCCTTGTAGGGCTGTGATGGCTTGTTGTTGAGCGCCTGGAGTGCCAAGGCCGAGCAAGGCCTGCTGCTGTGCAAGTGCGCCTGTGCCTGCTTCGGAGTAAGGCTGCAAGAGCTTTTGAATGGCGTCAAACTGTCGGCGTTGTTCGTCGATACCGCCTTGGGCTGCTTGCTGTTGAGCTTGTGAGGCTGCACCTACAGACTCGCGTCCTTCGATCGCGCCGCCAAGACCTGCGCCAATTGCGCCGCCGATACCTGGAAGCAAGAAGTTGCCTGCAATGCCGCCTAGCGTGCTGAGTAAACCCATAAAAACACCTCAATATTCATTGGATGCCGCTGGTAGCATTTTCCTCAGCGGCTTGATTTTCTCACAAATGCTTGCTTTTGCAAGCTCCTATCGTAAAATGCTCTGGCAGCTTACCCGACGGGGGACAGGCGATTCATCACCGCTTGCTGCATCTTTCGATGACTTTCCACTCCGATGAGGTGCGACATGATTACACAAGAACGACTGCGCGAGCTTCTTTCCTACAACCAGCATACTGGCGTTTTCCAGTGGCTTGTCTCCAGAGGTAGAGCGCGAGCTGAATCTATTGCCGGAAGCGCTGACAGCTACGGTTATTTGCAAACCAAAATTTGTGGGCGCATCTATTTGAATCATCGGCTGGCGTGGTTGTACGCCCACGGAGAATGGCCTGACGAGCAAATTGACCACATCAATGGATGCCGGGCTGATAACCGTCTTGCCAACCTGAGAAAGGTATCGGCAAGCATCAATCAGCAAAACCAACGCAAGGCGCGATTGGACAACAAAAGCGGGTTCCTTGGTGTCAGCAGTAGCGGAAAGCGTTGGCAAGCGCGGATCAGCCATCCTGGCGGTAAAGATACCTACCTGGGACTGTTTGACACGCCTGAGCTTGCTCATGAGGCGTATCTTGAAGCAAAGCGAAGACTGCATCCTGGTGGCACCATTTAATCGTCTTCGTATTCTTTTTCTTCCCATGCCTGGCAGGAGCGCAGGTCGTGGCAGATGAAGTCGAATTTGTTGCAGTAGCCACGGAAACCAGCATCGGTGTCCCAATCGTTGCGCGGGATGCGTTCCATCTTGGCCTGGGTCATGGTGCTGTTGTCGTAATACTCGCAGTTCGAGCAGCGACGACGACGAGCTTCTTTCTCGTCAACCTGCATGGCCTTTCCGAGCGCTACCCAATACACCTTGTTGGCTGTGGGTTCGTTGCTTGGTTTCTCTGGGCCAAGCATCCAGTCGTCAATCACGACCTGGGTGTTCTTCTTGTTCTCGGCTGCGGTGATGAATTCCTCTTCGACCGGCAGGCCCATGAAGCCCTTGGGCATCATCATGAATTTGTCCATGCTGTTTCTCCTTAAGTTGGTGCGACGTATGCGGTGATGATTCCATCGACGAATGTCAAAGATCCATCTGTTCCGAGGGCTGTGAGCTTCGCCAGTGCTGCTGTGCCTGAGATACCGCCTGAGGTGGCCACGGTGATGGCCCCGGCTGCATTGGTGATGCTGATGCCTGCGCCTGGCGTGAGTGCGGCCTTGGTCAGCGTGTTGCCAGTGCTGTTGCCGATCAGGAGCTGGCCATCTGTGAACGAGCTTTGACCTGTACCGCCACGGCTGACTGCGAGTTGACCGGCCCACGCCAAGGTGAGCGATACAGCGGCCAGAAGTGCGGCTGATGGTGAGCCGCCCAGCGTAAGCGTGACGTTGGTGTCATCTGTCTTGGTGAGGGCTGATCCGGTGATTCCGAGCGTTGGGTTTTGCGGATCTAAGTCCGATGTCAAAGGCGCAGTCACACCGACAGACTCGACGTAATCCAATGGAGGGATGTCGGCATCCACCAGTGCTCTGAATGTTGGACTTGATGCTGCGCCGCTTGTTGGGCCTGCATAAACCTGGTTGGCGCTGACGTTCTGAATGGCGATGGCGTCCAAGGTGGAGAACAACAACTCGAACTGTCTGATCTGTTGCTGGTCAGTCAAAAACGCCGCGAGCTGGTCGCGGGTTAGGTTGAGCCTTCTGGAGACGGGTGCGGTTGCCATCAGTATGCCAATGCCTCGATCTGTGCCTCAAGGCGCATAAAGGAGATGTGCGCGTCGCTGTCGCCACGGAAGCGCTGGATTCTCCAGTTGCGCATGTGACCCTGCTGAAACCATGCGAGGCGCTTGGCTGTGTTGCCGGTGGTGCCCACGCTGATGGCTTTGTCTTGGCTCCATGCAAGGCCGTCCACGCTGTAGCTGGTGCTGATTTGTGGGTTGGTTCCAAGCGCCACGCTTCCGGTCAAGCTGACCAGCTCCAGGCGGTTGAAGATCGCACCGTTGCCTTCGTTGTAGGCAATGATCGTGCCGAATTCCCAGCGCACTTGCTGGCCCCAATGGTGGCCGGTGTCTTGCACCAGATAGCCGATGGCGCTGCTTTG